GGGCAGTCTGAACGGCAAGCTCAGCGGGCGCGAATGGGTGCAGGGCGTGCTCGACCGAGCAGAGGCGGGTGATCCGAAGCTCAGCATGTACGCAGTCTCGCTCGCCAGGGCGGTCAAGGGGTTCGCATGAGCTATTGGCACTCGCTCTTTCGACAGTACGACGTAACAGAGAAGGCGCCCGCATTGCGAGTGCCGCGCAAGTGTGAGGGATGCAGCAACTACGGCGCAGGCGATCAGACGCAACGGATGGCAGGCCCGGGGATCGGTCAATGCAAGCGTGATCATCCCGCAACATGGCGGGCACCGAACAGCAATTGCGATCACGGAGAATTCATCGATGCAGATCTCGGAACAAGCAGCGGGCCTAGCGGCTGAGCTTGTCGAAGTAGTCGAGCCGCAGCCGGATCTATTCGCGGCGGATCTCGCTCGGATGCAGGAAACGAGCGCGAAGATCGAGAAGGTTTACAAGGGCTCGCACGTTACGCAAAAGCGGAGCTGGCGGGAGCGTGACTTTGCGTTTTACACCGACACTTACCGCGAGTGCGTGATCAAGCTCATGCGCGAGGGCAAGACGCTCGACGCAGTGCAGGCGATGCAAAAGATATTTCCCTTCATGACTCCGACGTACAACGCGATCGCTGTGCAGGGCACGATCGACGGGGGCGAGGGCGGCAGGGTCACATTCGGATGGGCGTCGCCCGCCGCAGATCCTCCGCAGGCGGTCGAGTGACGCAGATCATCATCCCGTATGCACCGCGGCCGTATCAGCTCGCGATTCACAACGACGCCGCACGCTTCAAGGCGATCGTTGCGCACCGACGCGCAGGGAAAACGGTGCTCTTCGTGAATGAGTGCATCAAGGGCGCGCTGACTTGCCAACGGCATGAGCCGCGAATTCACTTCATCGCACCGACCTACAAGCAGGCGAAGCGCATCGCTTGGGATTACTTCAAGCGATTCAGCGCAGCCGTGCCGGGTGCAAAGACGAACGCGAGCGAGCTGCGGGTGGACTTCCCGAACGGGGGCCGCGTGTCGCTGCTAGGTGCTGACACGATCGACTCGCTGCGCGGGATCTACAGCGACGGCGCGGTGATGGACGAATTCGCATTGATGAGCCCGAGAGCGTTCCCCGAGATCATCCTCCCGGCGTTGCTCGATCGTGACGGGTGGGCGATGGTCGGCGGGACTCCGCTCGGGGCAAATCAGCTAAAGCGGTTCTATGAGCGAGCACGCGACGGCGCGGAAGGATGGGCCGCGTTCATGCTGAAGGCGTCGCAGACGGGAGCGATACCCGAGCACGCACTGCGCATCGCCAGGGCGAATATGTCCGAGCAGGAGTACGCGCAGGAGTTCGAGTGCAGCTTCGAGGCCGTGATCAAGGGCGCTTACTACGGAGAGGCGCTCGCGAAGGCCGAGGCCGATGGGCGGATCTGCGATGTGCCGTACAACCCGGCGCTCGGGGTGACGGTTGCAGTAGATCTCGGGATGCGTGACGCCTTCGCGTGCTGGTTTCTGCAGGAAGCGCCCGCGAGCGGGCAAGTGCGCGCGATCGATTACCGCGAATGGACGGGCAAGGGACTACCGCAGGTCAAGGTCGAGATCGACAAGATCGGATACCCGATCGCCCGATGGTGCGCGCCGCATGACATCGCAGTGCGTGAGCTTGGCACGGGGCGCAGCCGGATCGAGATCGCCCGCGAGCTTGGGATGGACTTCGAGCAGGCCGCGCAGATGAGCCTGCAGGACGGGATCGAGGCCGTGCGCGCGACGCTGCCGCTGATGGTATTCGATCGCAAGCGGTGCGAGTTCGGGCTCGACGCTCTGCGCCAGTATCGGACCGAATACGACGAAGATGCTGGCGTTTTCAACAAGGCGCCGCTGCATGACTGGACAAGTCACTGCGCTGACGGGCTGCGCACCTATGCGACATCGCGCAGCGGGGCGACGCGCAGCAATTGGATGGACTCTCTAGGCGAGGTCAAAGCGGGCATTGATCAACGGCGCCAATCCCGGCGCACACACTCAGAGAGGGCGGGAAGATGATCAGCAAAGACAAGATCGCCGAAGTGCTGGCGGTCGAGCTTGATTCGGCGGTGAGCCGTGCAACCGACAACGACGACGGAGCGCGCCGGCTGGCGCTCGACTATTACAACGGCGCGCTCCCGGCTGCGGATGCAGACAACGCGAAGCGCGCAGCGGTATCGCTCGACGTTGCGGATATGGTCGAGGCCGTCTATGCGCAGATGGCGCCGGCATTCGAGACGATCGGGGCGGTGACGTTCGAGCCGACAGACGAGCAGGACGAAGCGCAGGCGATCCAAGAGAGCGAGCTTGTGCGCACGATGATTGTCGAGGGCAGGGCAGCGGATGGGGGCTTTGTCGGTCTGACGGAAGCGATCAAAGACGCATTGCTGATGCGCCAGGGCGTGCTCGCCTTGTCGATCGAGCACAGAGAGACGCGCACGCCCGAGGATTGGGAGAATGTGCCCGAGCTGGCGATCGGAGACACGATCGCACCGAAGGCCGAGGGGCAGCGGGTCGAGGATGTAAGCATCGAGCCGATGGATGCCGACGACGTTACAGACGAAGCGCAGGGGCCGACGTTCGAGGTATCGCTGACCCGGGTTGATGTTGAAAAGCGATTGATCGTGCAGTGCGTCGCGCCCGAGAATTTTGTAACAAGCTCGATCGAAGAGCGGGATCAGAATCAGGCGCGCTTTTGTGCTGATCGCATCGTGATGACGCGCTCGCAATTGATCGCGCTGCAGTTCGACCCGAAAGAGGTTGCTGCACTGCCGGCGTGCGACCCGACGACATATGACAACTGGATACAGCGCACGAAGGATCAGCTCATCCCGAACGCGGCGCAGAAGAGTACGGAGTTCGTCGAGATCTGGCGCTGCTATGCGCTGATCGGTGACAGCGAGAGCAGCTCGCGGGCGCAGCGGTATCGAATCTATTTCAGCCGAGCAGCCAACAAGGTGCTCGGCAAGCCGGCGCGCGTGGGCCGGGTCTGCTACGCGCTCGGGAATGTAGTGATCTACCCGCACCGCATGGAAGGCGTGTCGCTCTTCGACAAGATCGGCGAGATTCAGGAGCTGAAAACGGATGCGCTGCGGAATTGGGTCGAGAATCTGCACAAGGTCAACCGTCCGCGGCTCGGCGTTGACGAATCCCTCGCTAACCTGGCGGACGCGATGGACGCGACGCAGGACGTAATTCGGGTCAAGGGTCCGAACGCTCTAGTGCCGATCCCGACGGTTGACGCCGGCCCGAGCGTGCTCGCCTTCCTGCAGTATCAGGACTCCTGCCGCACCGAGCGCGGCGGCGCTGCGCTGGAAATGCAGACGGCCGCGATGCAGTTCACCGGGAATCAGACGGCGCAGGGGATCGAACGGCAATACAGCTCGAAAGAGCAGCTCGCGGTGATGATGGCGCGCACGTTCGCAGAGACGGCGCTGCGGGGCGTGTATCTCGTTGCACACTATCTGCTGCGCACGCAATGGGGCGGCACGCTGAATGCGAAGCTCTCGGGGCGTTGGGTGCAGGTGAGCCCGAGCGAATGGAAGCCGCGCAGCGGGGTGACGATCAACGTCGGGCAGTCGCAGAGCGAGAGACAGCGCAAGGCGATGGCGCTCGGGCAAGTCATCCAATATCAGCAGGCCGCGATGCAAAGCGGGCAAGCGGGCGTGCTGGTTGATGAGTCGCGCATGTTTAATGCCGCGTATGACTGGATCGCAGCCGCGCAGCTCCGCTCGCCTGACCGCTACCTGATCGATCCATCGAGCCAAGAGGCGCAGGCCGCACAAAAGGCGAAGGGCGAGCAGGCGCAGCAGGCGCAGAAACAGCAGGGCGACTTGATCCGGGCGCAGCTCATGCTCGAAAAGTACAAGGTAGACATCGGCGCGCTGACGGATCTGATCAGCGATATGGTCAAGGCCGCGATCGAAGAGGCGAAGCTCACGCTGCAGCCGGCGCCGCTGCAGGCCGCGGAAATGGTAACGGGCGAGCTGGCAGGCGAGGCCGCAGCCGACGCGAACCGCAGCGAAGCCGCTGCGGGGGCGCAAGGGGCGCCGAATGGTTGACACGATCAGCGAGCGCGCTTTTGTAACGGCGCTTGCGAAGATCGTCGAGTCCGAGGCTTGGCCGCACATCGCCCGATGGTATCGGGCACGCGCGGCCGAGCGGATTCTCGACGCAAAGACAAGCGAGGATCGCGAGCGAATCGCGACCGAGCACGGGGCGGCGCTCGATCTGATGCGAGCGATTGAAAACGAAGTCACAGCGAACAAGGGGAAAATCGATGGACGAACAACAAGGCACGCGGCACCGGCCGGCGCAGGGACAGCAGCAGGGGCGCACCGCGCCGCAGCCAAGGCCCGCGAATCCAATGCAGAGCGCGAACGTAGTCGCACAGGTCGCCGAAGTGCTGCGGGGCAGCTCGGGGCGGGTGCCGCCGCCCAAGAGGGAACCGGGCAAGCCTGAAGAGACAGCACCGCCAGGCGGTGACGATGCAGACGACGGTCAAGCGATCGACCCGAACACGGCGCACGCGCCGAACGTCGGCGACGAAGAGACGGGCGCGCAGACCGGCGCAGAGGGCGAAGAGCAGGGCGAGGGCTCATCCGATGAGCCTCTGACATGGGAGCGCGTCGCCGAGGCGCTCGGGGTCGAAAAGGCCGCGCTCTATGAAGTCGAGTTCCCGACGGGTGAGACGGGCAGCGATGGCACGCCCGGCAAGATGAAGCTCGGCGAGATCAAAGACGCGATGAAGCGCATTCGCGGCTTCGATGATGAGCGCGAGCAGCACGCCGAGCGCGTCAGCTCTTGGGAATTGGAGAGCATTGACGCCCGGCGCCGGATTCATGCGATCATTGACGCATTCCCGCCCGGCTCAATCCCTCGCGCTGTAGCACAGCAAATCGAGGCCGAGCACGGCGAGACAGTCCGGAGAGAAGCCGGACTCCTGACAGCGGCACGCCCGGGATGGAAAGATCCCAAAGTCAGCGAAGCCCGCAAAGAAGCGATTGCGAAGGCCATGCAGAAATACGGATTCAGCAAGGCCGAACTAGGGTCCGTCGCTGATCACCGGATGGTTCTCGCGATGGATGACTTTGCAACCGCGCTCGACAAGATCGACAAAGCGAAGGCGGCAGCGCGTAAGGTGCCCGCGGGCGATCAGATCCGCAGCGGCAACGGACAAGCTCCCGTCAATCAATCACAACGCCCTGGCGGGAACCGCAGAGAGCAACTCGCGGCGCGCGTCGGGGCACTGATCCGGCAACGGACGGGATAGAGATCATGGCATTGGTCACACAAACGACACTCAAGGCCGCAGCTCGCGGCGGGCTTGTTCCCGAGGATCTGGACAAGATTTGGGACATCAGCAGAATCCCTCTGCCCGTGCAGGACATGCTCGGCAGTGACTCGCATTTCAACGAATACGCCGAATGGACGAAAGACAAGCTCGCGGCGCCGGATATTGCGAACGCGGTGCTCGATGGTGCGGACGCTGGCTCGGACAACAACGCGCTCGGGACGCGCGTCGGCAATCATTCGCAGATCTCGATTAAGGTCGTCAGCGCATCGATGCGCGCGAAAGACGGCAAGACGACGCCGGGCATGGGTGACGCTTTCGCGTATCAGGTGATGCAGCGGCAGCAGGAGCTGCGCCGGGACGTTGATGCGATTCTCTTGCTGAATCAGGCGAGCGTTGCGGACAACGGCACGCTCGCGGGCAAGAGCGCCGGCTTCGATGCGTGGCTGACGACGAATACGAGCAACGGCGCAGCTACGGGCGCCGATGGCGGATTCAACGCAGGCACGGGGCTTGTCGCTGCCGCGGTGCCCGGCACCGCTCGCGCTCTGTCGGAGACGACGATCCGCGACATTGCGCAATCGATCTACGAGCAGGGGGGCGATCCCTCCGTGCTGATGGGCCGGCCGCCCGTGATCCGGTCCCTGTCGGCGTATATGTTCAGCTCTTCGGCTCAGGTCGCAACGCTGACATCAGATGTGCGCGAGAAGCGCGGCGCCGCAGTGGCGACGGGGAGCGTAAACGTTTTCGTCACTGATTTTGGTATTGTCTTGGAAATGATCGCAAACCGGCTGCAGGCGGTGACATCGGCGGGCGTCTCTTCGCTCTTCCTGATCGATCCGAATCGTGCCGCGCCGTCGTTCCTGTCGCGCTATCAGATGATCGATCTTGCAAAGACGGGACTCAGCAAAAAAGGCCAGCTTTTCGTTGATTACACGCTCAAGATGTACGCCGAAGAGGCGCACGGAGTCATTCGCGCGATTGACGAGACGGCCGCAGTAGTCGCTTGACAACGGTCTAGGCGATGGGCGCATAATGCGTCCGATCGCTGGCAGGGCCGCTAGGCGCGGACGGGGCAACCCCTCCGCGCCTTTTCTTTTGTCGGTTTTGTCGAATTGTCGGGGCGATGAAGTTCAACATCAAATTGATTCAGCAGGGCGACACGCTGACAAGTGTCCGCACTCAATACGGCCGGGACGAGATCATCGAAACGGTCGCACAGCTCCGCCAGGGCGGCGGGGCGCCGGATCGCCCGGGCTTCGGGCGCTTCGCTCTTGTGATCCCGCAACTCGACTGGCTCGCACTGCGCGAGAAGTATCCCGAGCTGGCGAGCAGCGACATCAAGATCAAGTCGCGCGCCTATCATCGATTCATGCGCTCTGACGAGTCAAAGCCTTACCGACTTCGGGAGAAAATCTAATGCGGCAACTACGGGGCGGGATCATGCGCGTCGCTGGCGCAATGCGCCGCGTCACTGCTAACGCCGGCAATCGCCTATTCATCAAGGGCGGCAAGCGGTCGAAGTTCATCACGGACCCGCCGAAGTTCAACCCGCCGCCCTACACCGGGCAGGCCGCGAGCGTCGGCGTGCCTTTCAGCTTCGATGCTTCGACGAGCTTCACCGGCAGCGGCACATATACATGGGCGGGCCCGACGGACGGATGGTTGACGATCAACCCGACGACGGGCGTCATGGGCGGCACGCCTTCGACGATCGGCACGCTGACCGGGGAAGTTCACTTTTACGGCGGCGGCATCACGGCCAAGAGCAATATCTTTTCGGTGATCGTGTCATGAACCTTCAGCAGATCCGGGCCGCGGTGAATACCTACGTTCACCGCACCGACCCGCAGACGATTGCAAACGAGCCGAACGCGATCGCCTTCGCGCAGGCCGAGATCTCGCGCTCATTCTTTCCGCGCGAGACTTACGAGATCGAGCCCGTGACGCTGGTCGCAGGCGTCGGGCCGCTGCCGGCCGACTACGGTCAGGCCGATGCGGTGCTGACCGCGCAGGGAGATCTCGCTTACAAGTCACCGCGCGAGTTCGCGATGTTGCTGATCGACCGGGCGGCGCGGGGCTTTTACACGGTCACGGGCTCGGACATTCTCACCGACCCGTCGCTGACATCGCTGATGCTGAATTACTACCGGCGCCCCGAGGATCTCGTTGTGGACTCGGATACGTCTTGGCTCTCGATCTACTTCCCGGATGTGCTGACATGGTTCGCGATCGCGGAGCAGCAGCGTTTTGTGCAGGATTGGGATCAAGCGAGCGTTGCTGCGGGGCACGGGGGCGAAGTGATCGCCCGGGCGCTCGAAGCATCGAAGCGGGTCGAACATTCGGGCGGTCGCCTGAACATGCGGAGCAATTGACATGGCACTCGAAGATCTAACCGGCCCGTCGAAGTTCATAACGGCGCTGGACCCGGCGAACCCGCCCGCGACGGACCCGGCCGAAGAGGGGGCCGCGCACATCAGCGGGACGAAAAACGTACTGGTCAATTCATTCCCGAACATCAATGCAGCGGTGACGATGACGCCCGCGCAATTAAACAGCGCCGCGACGGCAGTTCAGCCAAACACTAATCCGACGTTTCAGACATCGGTGCGGATTGGCGTTGCCGCACTCGGCGGATCAGTGCAACTGAATCGCGCCAGCGATGGGGCGCTCGCGTGGGCATTGTCTACAGATGCAAACTCGGCCTACCTGTATGACTACACGGCGGCGCGGGTAGTGTGGCAGGCTCTGCCATCGAGTGATCTGCTAGTGACGCCGCGGCTCAATGGTGCGGGCGGTTTTTACTGTCCGACCGACTCCGTAGGGATGAGCTACTCGAACGCGACGAGTCAATATGACTTGTCGGGAACAAATCACATCATCAACTTGGGCGCGGGGATCAGCAACTTTAATATCTACTTTGGGGGCGCCGGGCCCAAGTTCACGGTGCAGCAGACGGGAACCTACGCGCCCGGACTCATCGCTAACGGGGGCGGCACTCGCTCCGATAATCGCTTCATCAATTCGACGACGGGCGCCGACATCGGCAAGGCGCCAGGGCTGGCGCGGGGAGTGACGCAAGCCGACGCAGGCGGCAACGTCAGCGTATCGTTCGGCTTCGTGCTGCCGAGCCCGCGCGTAGTCGTAACGCCTTACCTGCCGGGCGTGCCCGCTTTCGCGATCATTCAATCGCAGACCAGTAGCGGCTTTTCCGCGACTATCTACTACTGGACCGGAGCGGTAATGGCGCCGCTGCCGAATGGTTACATTTCATGGATGGCGATCGACGAAGGCATCGCGGCGAACTGAGGCCATGCCGCAAAACTCGCTCTCTCGCCAGTTCGTTGAATTCCTGCCTTCGGGCATGAATTCGGACATCACGCCTTATGCGCTGCCGCCCGAGATCTACACGATGGCGCGCAATGTGCGCTTTGTCGGTAACTCCGCGCAGCGCATGGGCGGTGCGATCGACGCATTCCCGAACGGGACGTATGTCGGCGCGCCCGAGTTCCTCTTTCAGACCGTCATCAACGGCAAGCCTTGGACCCTGTACGGGGGCGCCTTCGGGGTGGGCGTCACTGACGGCACGACACATTTCAACGTAACGCCGGCCGGCTGGCTCGCACCGCCCGAGGGCTCAGTGACGGCCGGGATCTTCAACAATGTGATTTGCTTCGCGAGCCCGGCTGCGGCGCCGTGGTATTGGGACGGGACGACGATCGCGGGCGCAGTCAAGCCGCTCCCGGGTTGGTTCCCGGCGACGCAATGCAGGGTGCTGCGCGCCTTCAATTCGTTCCTGTTTGCTGGCGATCTGACCGACACAGTGCGCCGTCAGGATCGGCTCGCATGGTCGGACGCTGCGCCGTCGTCCGGCATCCCGAGCACTTGGACGCCGACGACGACGAACCAAGCGGGCAATCTCGATCTGTCGGATGTAGTCGGGGCGATCATTGACATGCGCCCGCTCGCCGACTTTCTTATGGTCTACAAGGGCGGCGGCGCCTATGCGGTGTCGCACACCGGGCGCCCGTACATATTCAGCAAGCGCCGGATCACGGGCGCGATCGGTGCGGCGAGCCCGAACGCGATCGCGGAGCTGCGCGGCCGTCACGTTGTATTCGGTTTCGGCGATGTGGTGATCACGGACGGGTCAACCGTTCAATCGATCATTGACAAAAAGAACCGAAACGCGCTTTTCGGTTCGTTCAACGCAAGCGCCGCGGGCGTTGCGTTCGCTCTGCACAATCAAGGCAAGAATGAGATCTGGATCTGTCTCCCGAGCGCGGGCGCGACACGCTGCAACCTGGCGGGGGTGTGGAATTACAACGCCGACACTTGGAGCATTCGCGATCTGCCGCAGCAGATCAGCGCGGGCGGGATCGGGATCAGGGTCGCAGCATCGGCAATCCCGCCGAGCTGGAATGATCTCGCGCCGCGCACTTGGCAGCAATGGGAGGGTAACTGGTTTGGCATTTTCTACGGCGAAACGCAGGTCAAGGTATTTGCAGCAGCGCCGGGGCAAGGCAAGATTCTCGAATTCGATTCAGCCGATACCGATCTCGGGACGCTGATCGAGGGCAAGCTCGAAAAGACAACGATCCCGATCGGCGGGACGCAACTGATCTCTCACTACACGCGCCTGACGCTGCGGCTGAACGGTGTACCGGGCGCGACATTCCGCGTGCGGGCGGGTGTGCAGATGAATCCGAGCGATCCGATCGAATGGGGGCAGGAAACGCCGATTGTGCTCGGCAGCTCGAATGATCTCTCGCTCGACATGCTGATGCAGGGGCGTTATTTCAGCATGAGCGTGCGCAATTACGATGCGGCGCCTTGGGCCGTGTCCGGCTTCGCGGTTGAATACTTCCAGCGCGGGGTGCGTTGATGGCGCTCAATACGAACACGCCTGACAACGTGCTTTACACGCCGGACCCGGCGCCGTTTTCGGGTCAGGTCGAGGGCGTGATCGCATGGTGCTGGCGCGAGTTCGCGAAGCTCGCGGGGTTTCTGCGCCGGCCGCAGTTTCCCGGGATCATTCTGATGCGCATCGAGTCGGTCAATTACGCGGAATTCAAACCGCAAGACGGGATGCTGATCTATGCGGGGCCGGGCGTGCTCGGGCCGCAGGAGGGGCTTTACATTCGGGAGTCAGGAGCATGGAAGAAGATCGCGGGAACGTGACAACGCCGGCCTACATGGTCGGGCTCTGCGGACGCGAGCAGTTACCGATCGCTTGGGGACTGGTCAAGCCTTGGATCGAAGCCGCGCTCGATCAATCGCTGCAGCATGAGATCTCGATCACCGACATCGCGATCGGGCTCGACTCGGGCGAGTATCTCTTGCTGCTGATGGGCGAGGGGCCGGATGTTGCGCCCGTCGGCGTGGCGGTGCTGATGATCAGCGAGGCGCCGCGGCAGGGTCGCTATGTCGGGATTCTCGCGTGCGGCGGGACGGGCGTCGAGAATTGGATCAGCGTGCTCTTCGATGCCGCTAAGGTGATCGCCAGGTCGCACGGTGCGCAGCGCATCATCGCAATGGGGCGTGTCGGCTGGCGCCGGATCATGAAGCAGCAAGGGTGCAAACATCATGCGAGCGTATTCTCGCTCGACGTTGGGGAGTGACGGACATGGCATCGGTCGGCAGCAGCAAATCGGGCGCGAGCCAGAATGCGAACAATTGGAGCAGCGCGACTTCATCCGGCTTCAATGAAGCAATGGGGATGGGCCAGCAAGACGTATTCGGGGCTCAGCAGCCGGCGCTGCAATCGCTCTATGCGAACGCGCAGCAATTGCTGCAGGGTGGCGGCGCAGCGGCGCAGCAGCAGGGCATGATGGATAAGGCCGCGGGCGCGTGGGCGCAGCAACTGCAGCCGGGCGGCAATCCCTATTTTTCGCAATCGGTGCAGGGCGCCATCGATCAGGCAACGCAGGGATTCAATCGGCAAGTGCTCCCGGGGCTGCAGAGCAATGCAGTGCAGGCGGGCGGGTACGGCGGCGCCCGGGATCAGCTCGCGCAGGGCGAGGCCGCGGGGCTCGCGTCGCAGGGGATCTCGCGCATGGTCGGGGATATGTACGCGAATCAATACGGGGCCGATCAGAATCGCGCGCTCGGCGCGCTCGGCATGGCGCCGCAGCTCGGGGCGATGGCATTCCAGCCGCAGCAGCAGGCCGCGGCGATGATCGGCGGGCCGACGGTGCTCGGGAGAAACATCAACATGAGCCGCGGCGCGCAGGAGTCAGAAGCTCTCAGCGCGGGCGCTTCAACGGGTACGAGCAAATCGCACTCGTTCAACATGGGCATCGGTTCCAAGTAAGGGGCAGCAATGGCGCTCTCGGATGGTTTGCTCGGCTCATTCGCTGATCTTGTCGGCGGGTACTTCGGCCGGGTGCAGGCGGCGAAGGCCGCGGCGATGGACGCGCCCTATCAGCAGCGGCTGCAGGGCTTGCTCGGTGCGCCGGCAGACAATCCCGAGGCCGCAGGGCTGCAGGGGCCGGCGTTCGGCGGCTCGGGCTTGCTGGCGAGCCCGAACGATCCGCGGGCGCAGCAGACTTTCGCGGCCGGGCTGATGGGCTTGGGCGGGCGCTACGCTGACACGGGCGCGAACATGCTGAATCAGGCATTCACGCGCGCACAGCAGGGCGATCAGTATCAGCAGAGCGCGGCGACGCAGGCGCAGCAATGGGGCGCCGGGCATCAATTGCAGCTCGCGCAGGCGCAGGAGCTGTCGCAGTATCGCCAGCAGCAGCAAGGCAACTGGGTGCAGCAGTTCGAGGCACAGCAGGCGGCAGAGCGGGCGCGGCTCGGGATTGACGCGCGCCGGCTGCAGCTCGCGGAGGGGGCCGACGCCAGGGCGGCGGCGGCGGCGGCAGCACCGAGCGCGCCCGAGCTGCCGAAGCTCCCCGTCGGCTATACCTATCTGCAGAGCCCGGCCGGCATGGTGAGCGCGCCGATCCCGGGTACGAAGGATTACGCGACGGCCGTCGATACCGACAAGACGCTGATGCAGGCCCGCAAAGAGATCACGCAATTGACGGACATCATGGAAGGCGTCAAGCGCGATCCGCAGACCGGCGCGGTAGTCGGTCGCGGATCGGCGCTCGGGTCCGAGCTTTGGGGGCAGGACGCGGCGAAGATGTCCGGGTTGCGGGCGTCGATCATCAGCCGGGTCGCGAAGCTCCGCGATATGGGCGTGCTGCAGGCCGGCGAATTGGAGAGGCTCGAAGAGTCCCTCCCGGACCCGACATCGATCGGCGCAAAGTTCCGGCGCAATAAGTCGATCACAACTTCATACCGCACGCTAGACGAGCAATTCAAATCGCGGATCGGGGCGCACCGCGAGGCGAATCCTTGGCTTTTGCCGCCCGTGCCCGGGGGTCAGTGATGCGGGTCAAGAATGCAGCGGGCGAAGAGTTCGATCTAGTCGGCGGCGATTGGGTGCCGGTTCAATCCCGCAATGCGGAAAATGCTCGAGCTACGGAAGCGCCGGCCGCGCTTCTGGGCGGTGGCACGCTACGGCCGTTCGGGATCGATACCGGCATCCCGCTATCGAAGGGGATCGAGGGCGCGCTTGTCGGGGCCGGCGACACGCTCACGACATGGGGCCGCAACGTTCGCGAGCTGAAAGCCGAGCTGACGGGCAACGAAGGCGCGCTTGCGAAGATCGCAGCGGACCGGGAAGAGGCCGACAGCATCCGGGCACGGCTGCAGGCCGAGGCGCCGATTGCGTCGCGCGTGGGCGGTGCGTTGCCGGCGCTCGCTACCTTGCCGATCGGGATGGGGGTAGGCGGGGCCGGGATGCTCGCAGGACGGGCCGGGCAGATCGCGACGGGCATCGGGACCGGCGCCGTAACCGGCGCGCTTGGGAGCGAATCTGGCGACATGGGCGAGGGGGCCGCGATCGGCGGTGCTCTGTCAGGAATCGGATCGATGGCCGCGCAGATGGTGTCGCGCGTGACGAAGGGAATTGCCGCCAGGTCGGCAGCGCGGGGCGGCGGGCCGATGGCAGGCGGCGGACTGAACGCGGCCGAGGCCGGGATTGTCGAGGGCGCGCAGCGGGCCGGAATGAAGGTGCTCCCGGGTCAGGCGTCGGGCTCGCCCGTCGCGCGGCAATGGGAAGCCGGGCTCGCGTCTCATCCGCTGACATCGAAAGCGTTTCAGGAGATCGAGCAGGCGAACCGTCAGCAGCTCAATTCTCTGGCCGCGAAGGCGATGGGCGTCGAGGCCGACAACGTAGGGGCCGAGGTGCGCACTCTGGCCGCGAATCAGATCGCGCAGCAGTTTGACGACATCGGCCGCAAGATCGGCACGGTTGAAACGAAGCCGCTGCAGGCGGCGCTGCAGAATATCGCCGACGAAGAGGCGACGGCAGTCCTGCCCGCGGCCGGGATCAAGTCGATCATGCGGCAATTCAGCGAGGGCGCCGCGGGGCGTCAGGTAGCAGCCGGGGGCGTGGCGGATGAGGTCACAGGCGCGGCGCTGATGAAGGGCAGATCTCAGGCCGCAAAGAAGATGCGCGACGCCTTCGCAAACAATCGCAGCGAAGAGGGCGATGTCTATGCGCGTGTCGTTGACGCCTTCGATGATGTGATCACGCGCGCCGCGAAGGCGAACGTCGGCGAGGATATTGCGGGGGCGTATGACAAGACGCGGGCGCAATGGTCGGTGCTGCGGGCGATGGATCGCGGCGGCGCGGCGCTTGACGGTAACGTGCAGGTCGGCAATGCGGCGCGGATCATGAGCCAGTCGGACAAGGGCGGCTTCGCCCGGGCGGCAACCGAAGGGGCGGGCGGGCGTCCGCTGCAGCAGGGCACGGGCACGCTCGGCGAGAATGCGCTCGGCGACTTTTACGATGCGCTGCGGTTCAGGGCGAGCCCGATCGGGCGTCCGATTGTCGGCGACTCGGGCACGGCAACGCGCTCGGCCGTCGGTCAATGGCTGCAGGGCGGGAGCACATTCGGGACAGCGGTCAACGTCGCCGGCAATCAGGCGCGGCGCATGGCGGTCAATCCCGTGATGCGCGCTTACTCCCGGATGAGCCCCGAATCAGCTCGGCTCAATGCGGCGACGATTCAGACGATACGAGAGGCGCAGGGCGATGCGGCAACTACTGCGGCGGGTGGCGGGATCGGTCGCCTGTTTACTGGCGACTAGCTGCGCCGTCAGCACGGGCTCGGGCTCGGCGTCGGTGACGATCGAGCGCGAGATCATTCTCGATGCCGCTGTCGGCGACATCGGGACTACGGGCGACGCAAAGACGGCGCCCAAGCGCGGACCATAGCCGCGGCGATGCCCGGGTACGTCCGGGCGCGCTCGAACGCGCGGCTTTTGGATTCTCCGAGCCGGTTGCGTCCGCAGTCGGTTTGATTCTCCCAACGCGGGGGCTCGATCGAGTCTCCGAACAAGTCCACAGCGCCGCCAGGTTGAACCCGGGGCGGGACGAATTCAAACGGCTGGATCGGGGGCAGGCCGCGCAGCCAGAGCGCCGTGCGCTTGCTGGCATCGCTGCCGTATTGGTACGGCTGGACGATCTGCGTCGGCGGGCCGATGGCGCGGGACAGAGCGCCGATCGGATTCTCGATCGCGATCTTTGGGATGCCGCAATTCCAGAGCGCGAGGGCGAATTCGATCGCCTTCGCGGTGAGAGAGGCGCGGCCGGGCTTGCGGTAATTCCAATGCAGGCCCGAGGCCGCTAGATAAGTGCAGGGTGGGAACGCGATCAGGGCTTGCCAGTCGCGCGAGGCGATCGCGTCGAGGGCGTCGCCGATGATGTGCGGGCCGGGTGTCTCGCTCGGTTCGAGATCGCAGCTCCAAACGCAAAAACCCTCCGCAATGAACGCATCGCGGAGGGTGCCGGATCGCTCACACGCGATCAGGATCACGGCTTCGGTTTTTCCTTCGCGGCGACGCGCACCGAGACGGTGAAACCGTCGCGCTGCAGGCGCTTGATCAGCGTCGGCAATTCGCGGGCGGTTGCATCGTGAAGGGTCGAGCGCCGCGCGGTGACGATGAAGCGCACAGAATTACTCACGGGTGAGCCCCTCGCGGTTCGGTTTGAATTGATGTTCGTGCTCGCTGTAAAAAGCGATCATGGCGCGGGCATCGTCGGGCGTCAGCTCTCCCTCGCGCACAAGCCGCGCGGGGGCGACGTTGTGCACGACGCGCCAGAGGGCTTGCGCTTGGGCTTCGGTGATCATGATCATGGTTTGATTTCGAGCTGACGGGGATCGATGTCAAACCCGAGCGATTCGTTCGGGCCGGGCTCGGGCGTCGGCTGCGCCTTCGGCTTGCGCACATAGACGCGCTTCGCCTTCGGTGCGGCGGGTGCGACTGGCGGGAACGGGATCGGCTGATAGAGCGATTGCTTCGCCTTGGCTGCATCGTCGATGCGCGTCAGGTGTCGCTCGATCGTTTGCTGCAGGGTCAGGATCACGATTGCAACGTAAATCAGGGCGCCGATGGTGACGGCGTGCGCTAAGAGGATTGCGGCTTCAAACGACATCGGGATTACCTTTCATGGTTGGGAGCGGGGTCAGACAAAAAAGACGGCGATCAAAAACAGCAGCCAAACGATCCCGGCTAATGCGAACGGGATCAGGGCGAGGCAAGCGAGAAGGCGGAGCATCAGACGATGCCCCAACGCGCTTCAAGCGTGTCGGTGGCGCGATCGATCAGGCCGTCCGGGTCGGGTGACTTGCCCGGGTAGCCGAGCACGGCAGCGGCGGCGAGCACAGCGCGGCGCGCGTCGGTGAGATCTGAGCCGACAAGCTGATGCAGCTCATACGCGACATTCGCGAGCGCGGTGATGGTGTGGAGAGACTTCGGAATGCGGCGGGCTTCGCTCATGAGAGCACCATCAGGACGATAATCACGGCCGCCCATACGGGGATCGAGAGCAGGAATTCAACGGCGCCGAAGAGCAGCGCGGCGACGATTGCAACGGCGCAAACGGCTGCGCCGATGACGGCGAGGAAGATCAGCCAAAAGCGCATGGCGTCTTTGAAGGCGATGAGGCGGGGCATTACAGCGGACATCACTTGAGATCCTTTCGGTTAGGTCGCGACTAGCGACGGAAAGAAGCGTAACCGAAAGAATTAGAGATGTGCGCCTAGAATGGGCGGACGATCCGCCAGGGCGGCGGGTGGCGCATACAGATTGATTACCGCGGCGGGAGCGTGGTGCGCGGGCCGCTCTGCAGCCCGCTCTCGCAACACGTTGCGAGCGCCGCGACGGTAGCGATCTGGATAAAACCTGTCAAATCAGCACCGAAGATTGCGGAGAGAAACCTTACAAGAGCTGCCGCTGCGCGTCAGGATTGGCTCGCTCCGCTCGATTGTTGCGCACCGTGCCGGTATCGGCGCACAATCCCGGCTCATCAGTCCGAAAAAGGCGCTTGCAGTGGAAAACATCAGGCTGCCGTTTCTCGGCCCGGGCTGGTTTCATGAGGCGTTACGCGCAGGGGCGGTCAAAGACGCGGCCGGTTGGTATCTGCCGCCGAATGCCGTCGTTCCCGCCGCGCTCCGGGCTCACATTGACGCAGCGCAACCGCAGAATCGGCGGGAAGCGCCGCCGATTCGGCGGTCTGATGTAGTGGGGGCGATCGCGGTCGCGGCGCCTGTCGGGGCGTTCGCTGTCTCGCTCGATCCCGAGCTGCAGGAGATCCTCGCTCACTCGGACCCGGACGACGCTGCGCAGCGCAGCGCGGTGATCGCGGATTGGTATCGGGTCAAGGTCGAGAAGCTACTCTCACGCCCGGGCAGTCTGAACGGCAAGCTCAGCGGGCGCGAATGGGTGCAGGGCGTGCTCGACCGAGCAGAGGCGGGTGATCCGAAGCTCAGCATGTACGCAGTCTCGCTCGCCAGGGCGGTCAAGGGGAGGGCATGAGATCAGACATACTTTGGACCCGAAAGAACCGCACGCAGCGCGCAGCGGAGGGGTTGCACGATGCGCACGTTAAGGTATGGCTGCGGATCAGGAATGGAAAGAGCAAGCCCGCGAAGAGGCGCGTTAATTTCGGCCGTTCGGATAGATATTTCCGGGGGTTCGCATGAGCTATTGGCACTCGCTCTTTCGACAGTACGACGTAACAGAGAAGGCGCCCGCATTGCGAGTGCCGCGCAAGTGTGAGGGA